CGGTATCTGCCTCGATACCAGCGCATATTCCAGCGGTAATCGTAACGAAATTACCAGAAAAACAGGAAACTAACTAGGCGAAAAATGGGGTCGTCGAGCCCGCAACAGATGCCGCCCCCTCCCGACAGTACCTTTTCAGCGGCCGAATCGATCACGACGCATGATACCCTGCCACCCAGCAAACTTATCGCGCGTGACAACGTCCTTCTCGCAGGGCTTCTTGCAGCCTTTGCGCCCTCGATGGCAGATGCACACCGTCTTTCCATTGACGATCTGCACCCAGACAGGAATCTTCTCTTGTTCTTGCATCGTTTATCGCCTCACATCGGTACGGATTTGACAGGGGATTGGCTGCATACCCACCCAGCCCTTATGAATAATTACCGGTGGCTACGATTGTTCTACGGAGAAAACTGCATCGCCCTCCTTGATGAACATGACGTGGCCGCAATGCTCACAAACGACCTTGGCATACTTGGGCGGCTTCTCGGCTACGCTCAGAGCGGACGCTTTGGCGCGGTCTACCTGCTCCTGCGTGGTGATTGCAACATTCTGTGCTTCTTCCTTTGCGGCGTTATCCAGATAGGCTTGGTATCTGGCACGGCGGTCCTCTTCGGATTCACCGACCACCCCATCATCGAAAAGAGCATCGGCGTCAAAATCGTCGCTGGGAGCGGGGAAGCCAAGGGATTCGAGATCGAAGTCAAAGTCAAGGTTGAGCATATCGATCTCGTGGAGCAGCTCGTCGTTGATCCACTCGGAGAATTCGGAAATGCGGTTGTCGGCCAGACGGTCGAGCTTGATCGTTTCTTCGTCGGCGTCTGTTACGACGCAGGGTATTTCCTCCATGCCGAGCCGAATGGCGGCAGCATAACGGGCATGACCTTTGACGATGATACCGTTGCGGTCGATGACCAGCGGCACGTTGAAGCCAACCTTCGGAATGATCTCGACAAGCAGGTTGACCGTCTTATCGTTTTTCCGGGGATTGCGGACATAGGGCTTGACCTCGGAAATCTTCTTCATCACGATCTGATTAACAATCTCCATCAGTGCCAGCCTCCTTTCGATACTTCTGAAGCTGACGCGCCTGATTCTCGGAGATTGCAGCGCGTGTGAACGAATTGTTTTCGTAGAGCTTTGCGTAGCCGGTGATGTGCTTGAGGCGCACCAGTTCTTCCGGTTCTAGGCCAAGCTCATTGCAGACCTGCAGATCGGTCGCGCCGTTCATCAGCATTTCCATGACGATATTGGACATACCGTTAATGGAGTGCTTGCCTCTGGCGCGGTTGTGCCGAACGGTCGAGGCCATGAGATCATTCATGGTCTTGCCATGAAGCACAACACAGGGCAGCTTCCCCTCGCATGAAGCGTAGATGTCTTTGAATCTGCGCATGATGCTGTATCGGTGGAAGCCGTCGACGATAACATACCGGTCTTTCTTTTCGTCGTAGATGGTAACGACGGGCTGCGTGTAGCCGTCCGCTTTGACGGAGCGATAAAGCAGCTTCATCTCCTGCGTGGCGACACTGTTGGGGTTGTAGTCGTTTGCGTGGACCTTTTCAATGGGTATCCACTCGACCTGATGAATGGGCTGATCTGAAATCATTTCTTGCTGCCCATATATTGCTCAAACTGCGCGGCGTCGCGTTTGCGATAGGTGGGAGCCTTTTCCCGGATGCGGAAACGGGAGCGGGCATTTGCGTTGTTCGTGCCATCAATATCATTCAGGACGATCTCTTTGACATGGACACGATACCATTCGTCTCCGGTCTGATTCTTCCAGCGGTTTCGGAACAGCTCGTGGTATTCGGGCTTCACGATATTGACAAGCAGATAGTCGCGGTATTCCTGCCACGACTTGAACGCAAACGGGAGCTGGCGCGGAATAATGTCGCCGCTGTCGAAGGTATGGGCGAACGTGCCGACGCCAGATACGCGACGGATGAATTTGTTGTAGGTGTCCGGTTCAAACTCCTGCAGCATTTCGATTGAGTGCCAGGCGGTTTCGTGGATGAGTGCTGAGACGCGCATGGCCTCCTTGGCCAAGCCCCACTGGTATTGCAGATCGTAGACGCGATTGTAGGCCCAGTGATTCTTGGCAATGGCTGTCCAGATGTCATCGTTGGTGAAATCGTAGATCGGCCAGAACACCTGACACCTGCCAACTTTCTTCTTGCACCACGTCACGCCTTTGTATCGGGCTTCATGCTGCGTGATAGCAACGCGCCGGTTCAGGCTTTCCGTCATGCGCATTCCAACCAGCACGGCACAATTCTCAGAATCGGTGCAGTAGGACGGGAGGACGTTGACAAGCTCATGGAATCGGTTTTCGCTGCTGGGGTTTTCCTTGATGGAGAGCGGGTGCTGCGGGTGAATCCAGATCGCTTTGTCCTCCGGATTCCAAACACTGATGAAATTCTTCTCTGGGGAGAGCGTGTTTGTGAATTCAAAGGGGATCTGATACCAGTACGGCGTGACTTCGGGCAGCTCCATGATGTGCTGCATATAGTCCACCGTCGCTTGCCACTCGGCTTCCTGATCGAGCCAGAATACCTTGAGCGGCAGACGCCCGCGCTCCTGCGCAACCATAAGCGCCATGCGGAAAAGAACTGTGCTGTCCTTGCCGCCGGACATGCTGACGATCACATCGTCGTGGCCGTCGAAGATCATCCGCAGCCGTTCCAATGCTTCATCGAATACGTTGTTTTGCAAGTAGATCATTGCTGCTGACCCCGCGCCGCTCATGTGAGCAACATAGGGTTTCCTCCTTTTTTCGATGTACCCGCAGCCGGCAGCGTTGGCGATACGCCGCAGGTCCGAGCCATCCTCCACGCAAGGAGCATCGTGGAGGCAAGTCCTCCTTCCGAATAAAATGAGCAGCGCCCCCGATCAGGAGCGCCGCCCGGCTTGATTTGGAATTTTACGAGTCTAATACTAGCATATTGTCTGCGGACATGAAAGCACCACGCCGTGCGACAAAATTTAATTGCGTGCAATTACGTACAATTACGTGCAAATAGATACCATGGCGTATATCCGCAATCAATCGTGGGCCGGTTCAGACAGGCAGCGATATACGGCGTGCTTCACGCTGGACTCGGTGCTGTACTTGCCAACAATCCCGGCAATTTCTTTCCACTGCATTGCGCGAATGAAGCGGAGACGGAAGATAATGCGGGTCGTTCCGTCTTCGATGGTGGAAATCCAAGCAGCGATGCGTTCTTCACTTTCCGCGATTACGGCTTTTTCGCGCTCGATCTCAGATTCCAAGTCTGCGATCTCTACGGCAAAGTCACCAACCTTGTCTCTGACGCCGCTTGCGTGGGGCATTCCGGTCAATTTCTGCGCACCCGGGACGGCAGCATCCCAAAGGTTTTCAAGCGTCTCCTCGGTCCTTGCAAGTTGCTGAACCGCGTCCAGATGCTCATTCAACTGTGCCAGAGTCATGTGTGCCGCCCCTTTCCATCGTTACTTTGCTTTTTTCCAAGCCCGGATTGCGGTTTTCTTTGTGCCTTTCGGTGTACCCGCTCTACCGCAATTATAACACCTGACGCAAAACATGGGCGGTGTTCTTGGACGTAGATATACTTCCTCAATCTTGCAGCGACTGTCTGCACCGCAAAATCGGCAGGTCAATTCATCGGTTCTCGGCATCGCAATACCCCCTACCTTGAGAATTGAGATTTCGGCAAATCGCGCAAACGCGATCTGAGGGGCACGCGAGGTGCGTGTTAAAGTAGCAATGAGGCTGCTCGTTCTTTGGAATGAAACGTATGAACGTTTCGTCACCGTCGGCCATGACGTGTACACGTGATTTCCTGACCGCCATCCTGTATAGACCGACGAAGACTTTGGCATCGTTCCCGACTGCAAAAGGTTCTCGGATGAACCGGCT